CTGAACTTCATTTGTAAAAAAGATTCTTGAATTTTTATCAACGTTAAAAATATTTTCAGAAAGAGAATATTCAATACCTCTAGTATTTTCTCTACCAATATAAACTTTGATAGTCGATGTATCAATAAAAGAATTATTTAAGATAAATCTTTGATCTAATGATCCATCATATAAAAATTTCTTTGTTAAAAATATTCCTTGCAGTACATCAATTTTATCAAAAGAAGCTGTCTTGTTAACAACATTTGCCGTAATATCCTCTGGAACGGCAAATGTGTATGTAGAGTCATTAGCACTACCCACACACACTATACCTGCCTTGAGGGTCAATGTGGGTGTGTCTACGTCCGTTGTTACATCAAATGATATCTGTGCTACTGATGCTGTTTTTGAACGTGGTGCATATCCGATGTTTCCTGCAAGAGAAACAACATTCTCTCTAAGAGTGGCAGAATCCAAAAAGGATTCATTCACGATCATGTTTGAATTAAACGCTGTTATGTAAGTATTATATGCTAACGTGTCGATTAAAACAGAAAAGTTTGATCCCTCAAAGTCAAAATCCGTAAACGTAGAGTTTGCACGGAGATAATCTTTGATAGAAGTTTTTATCTGATCAAAATCTAGATTTGTATACTTTGTGAAAGGCATTTTATCTTGTTGCCTCTAAGAGGAATGAATATTCTTGTGTTGGAAACTCTTGTCCTATAATATCAAATATAACTGTTACATTGAAAGTGTTATCATCTGGTATTGGATCTACTTCAACAACCAAATTTTCAACTCTTCCTTCGAAATTTTCAATTGCAATTTGAATTTGATCCTGAATTACAGATGCTGTGCCAAAATCGACGAATTCAAATAGACTTCTTCTTACGTCAGAACCCAATAAAGAGTTAAAAAACCTCTCTGTTGGGATAGTTTGAACAATATTTCTCACAGAACGACGAATTGCGTTCTCATTTTTAAGTATTTGTAAGTCTTTTGTCACAGGATGGGGATCAAAAGACAAACTAATGTCTTTAAATGCCCTTGATATCCTCTGAATTGCCATCTTTTAAGAGTTTTCGTAATTTTATTTATACTTTATTCTTGAAGATTTCTTTGTCCTTCCTTTAAATCATCGTGCATGATCTCTTGAAGCACTCTTTCTTCTAGATCATTCGTTTCTTTAGGCAATGACCAGTAATCTGTGATCAAACTTGTCGTTCCCCACACTTCTTTCATATAATTTTTATTTCTGTCCACTGGTGAATTGCCCATTTTACTCCTATTTTGTTAGAATAGAACTTTTTGAGGGGTTCCTATCCCTATTTTATTTATTTTTCACCCTCTTCAGGTGTATTTTCACGTTCTTTTGCCGTTTTCCAAAAATATTCATCTTCACGACCCATTCCAAGTCGATCATAACCATTTTCAACACTGTAATATTGTGTCGAAACTTTAAAATCAGGCATTTTGGGGTCAATAGGTGTCAAACTATTGTCAAAAATACGCATCCTATTGTTTGGATACAGTCCATATTGCCCATTTTCAAGTTCAATCAGGTTATGAGACTTGTGTTCAGCAGGATTTTCACTTGTGGCATAGTCAACATAGTCTGGATCATGGTGATAATTATCAATTGTACAAACATAGGTTCCTTTTACAATACCATGATCCCTTGTGTAACACTCAAAGTCCATTGAACCAATAAATTTCTTATCTACCGAGACAACCCCGTAGTCCATACAATTCCAGAACTGTAGGTTTGGTAGACTCATGTCCGGTGAAGGGGTCTCAGGATCCGAAACGAAGGCACTAATGGGCAGTTTATCATACATTGCCGCATACTCTGGTAAATAAGTCTCAAAATAAAAAGCACGTCCAGGAATCGACTTAACCGAAACCCAGACGCCCTTTACAAATTCACCGTGCCCACTTTGATGATCTGTTAGATATTCTTTTCTAACCCATACTTCCATTGAAGGAAGATTTGCTATCAAACATGCCATGTGACTTTACAAAACTATATTATGTATTATCGTCCTTGCCCACGATACATTTTACGTTTTCCATTACGAGAAGTCGCGGCATATTTCGTGTGCTTCCCACTCCCTTGACGAGACTTTTTCGGTTTTCCCTCTATAAATCCGTCACCACTTAATCCAACTTTTGAACGAACTGCCATGATACTCCTTAATACTGTACGATTTTTGTTTCAAGATCTTGTGGTCTTGGAAAACCCTTCTGATAATACTTTATCGAAAGATCCTCCATAATATCAAAATATTCTTCCTCCGTCAAGTTTCTGTATAACACTTTGCCCTGATGGAGAACTGTATATTTTGCCTGCTTTTTCATCAGATAACTCTTGTCTTCTCGTGACCAACTCTGATACGAGGATCGCACCAGATTTCAAAACCTGCTTCGATTGCGTCTAGACAGAAACTTACATCCTCTCCACACATGTCCTGAACCTCTCCACTCTCAAAGACCTGCATCTTTGGTGCAAACCATGGATACTTCATTCCAGAATGCTCAAAGACTCCGTGCTTAATCATTAACCATCCAAATCCTGCATAGTCTACAGTAAATGGTTTCTTACGTTTTGGCATCGTTTCTGCCGTTTCATGATTCATGACTCCACCATTATTACGGAAGTCATCTTCTTCCATCCAATGTGCAACACTTGTTGTCTTACCATCCTCTGTCATATACCATCCACTGGAAATATCCTTGTCTAGTAGAATTAATTGCCAGAACTTCTCAGAGTTAAACACAATATCACTATCAATCCATAATTGATAATCATAGTGTAATTTTCCGTCCCAGGGAACTTGATCCGGTCCTCGCAGTACATTCGCACCTAGACATTTGCATCTTGCAAAATTCACCATTGATGAATAATCTTGCGAAATCTGAATGCTTGCTCCTGCTTGCACAAGATCAAAACAAAGTTGTACAAAATTTTTGAGATATGTATAAGAAACTCCTCTACCGGGTAGACAAAAAACAATGGTCTTGCCTTTCACCATTCCTTTTGCCTTATCATAGTCCCATTCTTGAGTGCTCTCTGATGGTTTGGGTGCCTTTGCTTTAACAGTAAATCCTTTAGCCATAACTGTAAGTAACTACGTCAATATCATAACACTGTATCTATATGAAGTCAATAGACTCTAGACCATTAGTCAATATCTCTAATAATAATACAGTCATTCTCAACCTCAATGTTTATTTCTGTTCCCTCATACCACCCCTTCTCATCACATATCCATTCCGGAATATTCAATATGTACTCACCACTTACTGGGTCGATCTCTACAGTCGTAAAATTTTCTTCGGGATTTTTTTGCATATTTTTGAATCCTGTATCCATTTTTTATATATGAAAAAATTTTTTTATTAAAGTGATATTGAGAACGCTCTTTGGGTCGTTTATAGCTTAGGGAAGTAGGGGGTTTTTATATACGGGGCACGGCAACGCATAACATAAGGGGGGCAATCACCCCCCACTGCTGTTTCACGAACGAATGATATTAGACTGTTGCATACTTAGAGTTGTTAAAGTTGGCATAACTAAATTGCTCACGATTGACCAACTTAAATGTACCGTACTCATTGGAGTAGACATAACCCTCACCACCGATTGGAGTTTGACCGATATATGCCTTTGGACCATTATTACGGCAGAGATAGATAGCATCCTCTTTAATCGACTTAACTAACAACCAGAAACTAATGAGTTTCTCATTCATAAAGGTCGATGCGATCACGGGACGATTCTCACGGATACAGGAATTGAGTTCCTGTTTAATAAGTGTTGCTTCCTTATCTGATACGAACTCAACGTCCTGTGCCATCACCCTTGCGAAAGAAATTACGTCGTCTAAGTCATGGAATCTCTTCAATCCGTCATCATACAAACCAGACGCAATCGTTGCCAGAGGTTTCACGAACTTACAATAGAATGTGTCTGTGATTGTGAAGTTCATCGGATGTGCGATTGCGTCCCTTAAGTCACTCTCTGCTGTGTAATACGTATGAGGTGCCACGATGATTTCCTCTTCTACGGTATCATCGAATTGATACGTGATTGTGTTCGGTGTGTATTCATCAGTGCCACCGAATCCGATGAAGTCCCCCTGAAAGATACCTCCGTTTTGTGGAAGATAGTCAAGGCACTTATGGAGGATTGTTGCAACATTGCCCGTGTGGTTCCTAT